ACTTTTCATTAGCGTAATGTTTTTCATAAGTTTTATCTACATATCTTTTTATTTGTTTTATTGTATTTTCTTCATTAAATTTATAGTCAATCATTTTTTAAACTCCTTTGGTAAAGTTTCTTCTGAGTACCATCTAAAATTATTTTTCTCTGCCCATTCAGCATGAGTTCTTTTAGTTCCGTCTTTTCTTTTCTTAGCCTGTGGCATAGGTGCATAAGGTTTCTGAAATAAAAACACAAGTTCCGTTTTATCAGGCAATGCTTTTCTAATCCAAACATATTTACTATACTCTGCGTGATCCCAGAACCTTCCCTTTGCTTCAATAATAATTTCATCTTTTACAAAATCAGGCTCATACTTTTTCTTAATAATATATTCAATATAAGCAGCATGATAGTTCCAGTTCTTAAAAATGTTTCTGTGTAATTCATATTCCCATTTACTATCGTACCCTCTAGGTACGTTCTTTTCTCTAGGTCTAATCTTTCTTGGTTTTCTTTTAGGCAACTTCTTCAACCCTAGGCTCACGTACTATTTTTGTAAAATAAGTTAGTCCTCTTGAATACTTAAAAGTTCTTAATCCTCTACCGTTATTTGCATCCTTATGACATTCAAATTTATGTATACAATATTTACATTCGGTAGGTAGTTTTAAATTACCGTACTTTCCCTCGTGAACAGGAAGATAACAAAGGGAAGGAGGTTCTTCTTCTTTTAACATTTCTTTTATATCTTGTATCTTTTGAGAAACATTAGGCTTATCTAATCCTTGAGGTTTAAATAAACTTAATTCTCCTGACTCTTTATTAATAGCTAAGAATCCTCCGTCTTTTGTATTTTCTCCCTGTTCATATCCTGCAAGTTGAGCAATGTATCCAAAGGAATCTTTTTCAGGAAGAGTTCCATATTTAAATTTTCTGAAAGCAAAACTAGATGCAGATTTAATATCAACTACTTCTCCGTCAATCTTACAATCCATGTGTCCTTTGACACCGTTAATAGTAACTTCTTTCTGTTCATCAGTTACCTCATGTTCTGCAAGTTCCACTAAAAATAATACAAGTGGTTCAAGTATATGCCCGAACAAAAACTTAATCATTGTAGCAGGAGGAAAAACACGATCTTTGATATCAGAATTAATATCATACCATAACTGTCTTG